ATTATGACAACTATAAACTCATTGTCACGTCAACCAACTAAACTTGATTATGCGTCACCAACGCAGTTTAAGTTTAGTATTATCAAATTACCAAAAGTAGAATACTTTTGTACAGCAGTTAATATTCCAGGAATATCATTAGGTGGCTCTATGTCACAAGTGACACCTTTAAAAGATGTTCCACTACCTGGTGATAAGTTAACTTATGAACCATTACAAATGACTTTTTTAGTAGATGAAAATTTAGAAAACTTCCAAGAAATACACGGTTGGTTAGTGGGATTAGGATTTCCACGAGATTATTCAGAGTTTAAAAATTTAGTTACTTCTGGTAATGATAGATTTCCAGCAAAGACAACTACAACAAGTACAGAAATAGGTAAAGTTAAATATGGCGCTGCGAACACAGGTGGTACATATTCTGACGCAACTTTAACTGTATTATCAAGTAAAAATAATTCACAGGTTGAGATAAGATTTAGAGATGTTTATCCAACAGGTTTAACAGGATTACAATACAATCAACAAGCCGCTGATGTTGATTATTTAACAGCGACTGTATCATTTAATTATTTGATATATGATTTTGCGACTGTAGGGTCGTCAACAACTAGTATAACAACATCATAGACTTTACTTTTTAGGGTTTTTGTGATATACTATATAGAATGGAGTTATTATGACATTAGAAGAATTACAAGTACAGGCTGATAAAGACCTTAAAATAAATGATACTGAACTAGATTTAGAATCATTAAAAACACCTCAATTACACAATCAATATTTAAAACACTTAACAAAGTATAAGTTAATGTTAAGTCGTAGTGAAACTGAATATAATATATTAAAAAGAGAAAAATGGGAATACTACACAGGTAAAGCAGATCCTAGCGTTTACGCAGAAAAACCATTTCAATTTAAATTACTTAAAACAGATGTTGACAAATATTTAGAATCAGATATTGATTTACAAAAATTAAAACAAAAAGTAGATTACATACAAACAACAGTAGATTTTTTAGATAGAACAATTAGACAAATTTCAAACCGTGGTTTCACTATTAAAAATGCTATTGATTGGCGTAAATTTACTAGTGGCGCTGTGTAATGTTTTTAAATACTATTCATTTCATTAAAGAAAAAGCAATTAGTAAATCGTTATGTGAAGACATAATGAAAAAGGCTAATCAAAGAAGATTAGAATTAGCAAAAATTGCTGACGGAAATCAAGTTAATCGTAAATCATATATTACTTGGTATGAAGACAAAGAACTTTCTACAAACATATTTGAAACAATAAAAGATATTAATATAAAGGCAAAGTGGAATTTCAATCTTATAGAATTAGAACCTTTACAATATACAATATATAATTTAAGAAATTTTTATGATTGGCACATTGATAGTCATATTAAACCTTATGACAATGGTCTTATAAGAAAATTAAGTTTTACTATTTGTCTAAATGATGATGAGTTAGAAAACAATAATTATACTGGTGGTGATTTTGAAATATGTTTACCACACCCATATCATAATAAAAATAAATATTTTAGATTTAGAAAAGTTTTTAAACAAGGTACTATAATAGTTTTTCCCTCTCACATTTGGCACAAAGTACACCCTGTAACATCAGGAACACGAAAAGTATTGGTCGGCTGGGTTGTTGGTAAATCTTTCGAATAAGTATTACTATGACAATTACCAGATATATTATCATAGATAAAGTCAATGAAGTTTATCTTAAAATAGAAGCAGATGCTGATATTCGTAGAGAGATTGGTGAGTTTTTTACATTTGAAGTACCTGGTTATAAATTTATGCCTCAATATCGTAATAGATTTTGGGACGGAAAAATTAGATTGTTTGATTATGCAAAAGGATTAATATACGTTGGTCTTTATCCTTATATATTAGATTGGTGTAAAAATAATGATGTTCAAGTTGTTGATGGAACTAAAATACAAGACACTAAAATTGATGACATTAAACTAGATAATCTAATTAAGGCTCTTAAATTACCACACGAAGTAAGAGATTATCAAAGAGAAGCTTTCAAATATTCTATACAAAAAAATAGGTGTTTACTTGTATCGCCTACAGCATCTGGTAAATCTCTCATAATCTATCTTATATTGATATTTAATCTATTACGACTAAAAGATACTAAACAAGACAAAATCCTGATTATAGTGCCCACTACATCGCTTGTAGAGCAGTTATTTAAAGACTTTAAAGATTATGGTTATAATAGTGAAAGAAATGTACATAGGATTTATTCAGGACACGAAAAAGACACAAACAAAAGAGTTATTATATCTACTTGGCAATCAATATATAATCTACCTAAAAAATGGTTTGAAAAATTTGGTATGATAATAGGTGATGAAGCACATTTGTTTAAAGCAATGTCATTAAAAAAACTTATGGAAAAACTTGTATCTTGTAAGTATAGAATTGGATTAACAGGAACTTTAGATGGAACAAAAACACATAAGTTAGTATTAGAGGGTTTGTTTGGAGCTGTCAATAAAGTTGTATCTACAAGTGAATTGCAAGAAAAGAAACAACTTGCTGACTTAAAAATTATATGTTTAGTATTACAACACGATCAAACTGCTCGTCATTTTATAAAAGATAAAACATACCAAGAAGAAATGGATTATTTGGTTTCTAATGAAAAAAGAAATAAATATATAAGGAATCTATGTCTTTCGTTACAAGGCAATTCTTTATGTTTATTTCAGTACGTTGAAAAGCACGGTGAGATTCTTAAAGAATTAATCGAAGAAAAAGCACAAGATAAAAAAGTGTTTTATGTTCACGGAGGAGTAGATGCGGATATTAGAGAAGATATTAGAGCTATTACCGAAAAATCCGATAATGCTATCATTATTGCTAGCTATGGTGTCTTTTCCACTGGCGTTAATATTAGGAACCTTCACAACATTGTTTTCGCAAGCCCTTCTAAATCTCGTATTAGAAATTTACAATCTATTGGTCGTGGTCTCAGATTAAAAGATAACAACTCATCTGCAACTTTATATGATTTAGCAGACGATTTATCATATAGTGACAAGCCTAATTATACACTTCAACACTTTAAAGAAAGAATAAATATATACAATGACGAAGATTTTAATTACGAAATCCATAACGTGGAGTTAACCAATGACAAAGCAAGAAGTTGATATTATAAAGATAATTAAACTAGTCAATGGTGACGACATAGTTTGTATCTTACCTAAAGAACAATTAACAGAGAAGTCACCCTTGTTAAGAGTATCAAAACCATTACAAGTAAAATACGTTCCGCAACTTACTCCACAAGGTATAAAAGATTATGTGGCTTTAGTAAAGTGGACTGGTTATTCTAAAGATCAGATTGTAACTATCGCAAAAGATAAGATAATGACAATAACGAATGCCACCGACTCAATGACAAAGAGCTACCACCATATTGTAAAAGATTATGATAAAGAAAATCTTAAATCGCTTGATAATACAAAGTATCAAAAAGAAAGATTAAATGATGAAACAAACAAAGAACTAAACGATATATTTGATGAATTTGAAGATGAGGAGTTTGATGGTACTTATAAAAAGATTCTACACTAACTTATAGTATCCTCTATTAACGCTCAACACGCTTCATTATATACAGATTTTCGTAAAAGTCAACGCTGATTTGAAATGAAATGAAAAAAAGTGAATGGATTATAAAAGTAACTTATAATAGTGATAATTGGAAGAAATATTGTGAACTTACCTATCCCTTTAAAGGAACTCCTAAAACACTTGAAAAAAGAATTTGGAAACACTATAATAAAAACTATGAAGACTATGGTAAAGCAGAAGCTGTAGAAGTGGAATTAATTGTGGATTAATTTGCTCAAAACATTGACTTTATGAAAGGAATGTAGTATATTATAATTATGGCAGCAAAAAAAGAACATTACGTAAATAACAAAGAATTTTTAGAGGCAATGAAAGCCTATAAAAAAGAAGTAAATAAAGCGAAGAAAGAAAAACGAGAAAAGCCACCAGTGACTGATTACATTGGTAGTTGTTTTTTAAAGAT